TTATGCACTGGCTGTGCGGGGTCGGAACGCGATGATCTTCGCGCCCTCATGTGAGGCCGACGTGAGGCCATCCTGCTTGTTCGCCTGCTCGACCGCCCGCTGCTGGGGCAGGCGAGCGCTTCCGCGCGGGACCATGGCGGCGGTTGCCTCGGCGGCCTCGGCGGCGGCCTTGGGCATGACCGACTGATAGATGTCTCGCGTGATCCGGCTGTCATTGTGGCCGAGGGTCTCGGACACGATCTTGACGTCGACGCCGGCGGCGAGCATGAGCGAGGCGGCGACGTGCCGCAGGTCGTGCAGCCGGATCGGCGGCAGTCCGGAGAGGTCGACGAGCCGCTCGAACTGATCGGTCAGCCACCCGGGGTGAATCCGGTCGCCGTCCTCTTGGGTGAACATCCGGCCCGACTCGATCCACGCGCGCCCCCACTGGCAACGCTCGGCGGCCTGCTTGGTCCGGTGCGCGTCGAGCACCTCGGCGGTGTACTCGTCGATCGAGAACACGCGCTCGCCGCTGTCGGTCTTGGGCAGGCTCTCTATCACCTCCCATCCATCCTGTACGAGTTGAGTGGCAACGGTCATCGTGCGACTCGGTGCCGAGTAGTCGGCCCACCGGACGCCGCACGCCTCGCCGCGGCGCAGACCCCGGAACGTGATCAGGTGGAAAAGCGGCAGCAGTCGGTGTTTCGTCTCGGCGAGGTAGTCGAGGAACTGCCCGGCCTGCTCGGGGGTCCACACCATGACCGCCGAGGGCCGCTCGCCGGTCCGCACCCATGCCTCGACCCGCTCGGGCGTCCAGACCATCGCTTTGGGTCGCTTGGCCGGAGTGAGCTCGACGTATGAGGCGGGGTTGAAGGTGATCGCCCCGCGCGCGATGGCGGTGTTCAGCGCGGCCCGCAGCGTGTCGCGGACGTGCTTCTGAGTCGACGGTCCGGTGATGCGGCGGAACGGCGGCATCGCGTCTATGGCGTCCTTGAGGAACTTCCTTCGGCCTCGGTTCTCGATCCCCTTCCACGGGATCGTTTTCAGCTCGTCGAGCGCGGCGCGGCGCTGCATGTTCGCTTCGTGAATGTCGGCGTTGGTCTCGGCGATGCCGGCGAACATCTCGTCGAGGTGCTGCACCGTGAGGCGGTCGAGGCGGATGTGCCCGATCCGGGGTTTCAGGTGGCACCTGATGTCGACCTCGTACCGGGTTTCTCCGCTCTTGCGGAGTGCCTTCTTTCCGGCGAGCCACACGTCGAGCCACTCGGCGACCGTCATGTGCTGAGTCAGAGACTGCCCGGTCGCGAAACGGCGCTTCGTCTCGTCGTAATCGGGGATGTCCTCGCCGCTCGCGGACACGGTTTCGAGCAAGTCGGCGAGGCGGCGGCGGCCGTCGGGGTCCGACTTCTTGTCGGCGATGTCGAGCAGCGCGGCAAGCGCGGTGATGTCGGTCTGCGCGTCCGTCTTGGTCTTGTACCCGCTGCGCCGGAAGCGGCGCCGGGTGCCGTCCTCGCGGGGCGGCAGTTCCTGAACCAGGCTCCACACGCCGTGTGTTCGCTGGGTCAGCTTCTTGCACGCTGCGCCGAGCTGCTTGTCGGTCTGCGGGTCGCGGCATCCGCAGCGCTTGGTGATCGTTCCGTTCATCTAGTCGGTCTCCTCGGGTGTGACTGAGTTGGGGGCGTCGAGCATGTCGAGCCCCTGCATGTCCTCGATCAGGTGGTGCGGTAGGGCGGGGACCTTGAGCCCTGCGCGCACCATGTCGTCGATGTGGCGGGCGAGTTCTTCGAGGCGGTGCACAAAGTCGGTCTCGGCGTCGGGATCACCTCCCCTCGCTTGGTTGGCCTCGGTGCGGAGATAGGCCCTGCGGACGATCGCGAGGCGCCGCTCGAACTCGGGGTACAGCGAGGCCGGATATGCCGCTGTAGCCCACGCTGCGGCCCATGTCTGGCCCGTTCCGGCGATCCGCCGGGAGTCGGTGACGTACCGCCCGTCGAGGGGCCCGTCGAGCTTCGGTGTCGTCTCGCCGGTCATCCACTGCCACACCGTGTAGGGGTCGCGCGGATCGGCGGCCGGAACGGTAGGCACGGTCTCCTCGCTCCCGAGGGGGAGCAACAAGAGCAGAGGGGGAGTGGCGAGGGCCAGGCCGAGCACGAGCAGGTCGTCGACGGTCACCGGACGGCGTTTCTTGCCCTCGGCGCCTGATCGGCCGGTCTCGATGCTGACGATCACGGCGTACGTGATGTCGGGGCGCCCGAGGCGGGCGCACTCGGCGGCGAGGTCGTTTCGGTTCATGCCGAGGCGTTCGCGGTGCCGGCGGATCTGTGCGGCGACGACGTCGCCCGCTGTCTGGTGACTGTGCATATTGCAAAGCTAGCTATGTTGCTTGCAAAGATCCAGTCGGAATCGTACGTTTCTGGTCTGGCACTGCTCGACACCATCGGTCCGCAGTGCACACCGATGTCACAGGGGGTAGACCATGACGACTACAGAGCAGGGGATGACACACGACGAGCTGATGCACCTACCCGTCGCCGTCCCGCTGGAGACCGCAAACCGTGCGCTGCACCTCGGCCGCACGACCGGGTATCACCTCGCCCGGACCGGCCGGTACCCCGTGCGGGTCCTGCGACACGGACGGGCGTACAAGGTGTCGCGCTATGACCTGCACCGGCACCTCGGCGTCGATGCGGACGCACCGGCGGACGGGGGAGCCTAGGCAGGAACGCCCCGCCCGCCGGGCCTTGAGGGCGCGACGGGCGGAGACATGGGGTTGACCGTGGTCTACGACCAACCGTGCTCGGTGAGCGGCTCGGCGTCCTTGAGATAGCCGAGCAGCCCGGCGGCGGGGTACTCGATGATGTCCTCGGGCAGCTCGTGCACGGACCACCATCGCAGGTCGAGGCACTTCTCGGGCTCGCGGTTCACCGGCTCGCCCGTCCACGTGGTGGCCAGGAAGAACAGACCGATTCGCTCGGTGTCGGCGTCCTGCTTGTGGTGCACGACGTGCACGAGCCGCAGGTGCTCGGGGTCGACCTCGACGCCGGTCTCTTCGAGCAGCTCACGCGCGGCACCCATGGTGAGCGGCTCGCCGGCGTCGAGCTTGCCCGAGGGGGCGTGCCACCGACCGTAGCCGTACGGCCCCCCGCGCTGCGACAACAGCACCTTGTCGCCATCACGCAGAATCACGTGCGTGTCGATCACGGGGGTTGCGAGTGCTGCGTTCATGAGTTCACCGTGCGGTCGTCGGGGTCGGTGGGGTTGTCGACGCTACCCCCGGACGGGGGCAGCGCGTCGGCGATTCGCTTCGCTACATCCGTAGGGGTGGCGTCGGTCGAGTCGAGCACGAGCACCTCGACGCCGAGGGTCATCAAAGTCTGTGCGGCCTCGCGGTAGAGCGCGACCTCGCGGGCGGGCCCGTCGGGGTCGTCATGGAAGCGGTGGCGCTTCCCGCGCTCAGCGAGACGGGCCGCGATGCTTGCCGGGTCCGCAGTGAGGATCACGGCCAGGTCGGGCAGCAGGATGTGCCGGTTCAAGGCGAGCACGAACGGCTCGGGTACGCCGTCGAGCTGCTGGAGAACGAGATTCGACGCGAGGTAGCGGTCACAGATCACGGTCTCGCCGGCCTTGAGCAGCGGATCGAGCTCGACCTCGATGTGCTCGTACCGGTTGGCGGCGACGAGACAGGCGAGGGCGCGGCCGTGAATGTGGTTCGCCTTGGCCCGGGTGAACTCGCCGAGCTCGCTCGTCGAGGGCTCCGTCGTCGTGTGGACGTGTCTTCTGCGGTCGACGAGCAGGCGGCCGAGCTCGGCGACCGTGGTCGACTTCCCGACCGCGCTCGGGCCGTCGACCGTGACGAACACGCCGGGGTGGACGGTCACGCGGCGACCCCCAGACGGTTGCGGTCGTGCTGCTCGCGGGTGAGCTCGGCGAGCGTCGCGCGGAGCTTCGGGAGAGGGACGGTCCCGAACTGGACGCCGACCGAGAAATTGAACTCGTCGCGGGCGCGCATCGACTCGTCGGCGCCGTCGGCGGTCAGGTCGACGTCGGAGTACGCGAGCAGTGTGTCGGGCTCGTGTCCGGCGTCGGTGAGCGTCTTCCAGATCGGCGTACCGGGGTAGGGCCGGAACTCGAACACGCTCGCCCGAAAGCGGCCCGCTCCGTACCGGTCGGCGATGGCCCACAGGTTGTGGATGTGACGCACCGTGGCGTCGAGGTCTTCCTGCTCCTCCCCGGGGTACCCGAGGATGAAATACCCCTTCACACCGATGCCGCGCGCGAGCAGCCGGGCGGCGACCTGCTCGGTCATCTTGGCGGTAATCCGCTTGTCCATGCCGGCGAGCACGCGGTCGCTGCCCGACTCGATGCCGAGGGCGACCTCGCGTAGTCCGTTCGCCTTGAGTGTGTCGAGCATGGCGTCGTCGAGGCGGTCGAACACGTTGATCCGTCCGGTGGCGTCCCACACGTACCGGTCGCCGATCCTGTGGCGGGTGAAGGCTTCCATCTGTGGCACGATCACCCGCTTCGCGCCGAGGAACAGATCGTCGACGAACCGGTACGCGGTGGTGCCGTAGGTCTCGTGCAGGTGGTCGAGCTCGTCGACGATGCCCTCGGGCGACCGGGGGCGGATCTTGACGTCGGGGTTCGCCGATACGGCGGCACCGCAGAACCCGCAGTCGTACGGGCACCCGCGCGATCCGACGATGTTCGCCTCGGTCCGGCCGTCGTCGGCGGTGTATGGGTCTTGCGGCAGGAACGCGCGGTTCACGAGCGGTAGCGCGTCGATGTCCGGGCTCAGCCAGTCGGCGGCCCGATCGCGGGCGATGCCGGCGGCGTGTGTGCCGAGCAGCCGGTCGCGCCACATCACCCCGGGCAACTCGGCGCGGCGACGCTCGTCGGCCAGCAGCGCGGCGACTCGGGGCTCGCCCTCTCCGATCACCAGGGCGCGCAGGTTGCCCATGCGCGGATCGTCGAGGATGCGGGCGGGCATCGCGCGGGCGTGGTGCCCACCGACCATGAGCGAGATACCGGGGTCGAGCCCGGCGGCGATCCGTGCCGACATCTCGTACGTGGGGGCGAGCAGGTTCATCCCCACCCAACGGGGCCGGACGCCGTTGATCAGGCGGGCGGCTTCGTCGACGCCGAGCCCCTGCGCCTCGGCGTCCAGTACACCCACGTTGAAACCGGCCTGCTGCGCGTAGGTGGCGATGTACGCCATCCCGAGCACGGGCAGGGTGTAGTCGTTCGTTCGGGGCCGCAGGGCGTAGTCGCGGAGCGGCGCATTCACGAACAAGGCGTCGAGCACCCGGTTCGGGTCGGCGCCGGCGATCAGGTCAGAGGCTGCTCGGTCCTCCGTGGCCGTTAAGGTCATTGCTCCCCCACGTGAGAGTGAAAAGGGTCAGGGCGTGCAGTTGCGTGCGTGCGGGCGCCCATCGGCGCCACAGGGCCTCGAACTCACTGTCAGAGCTCGGGAAATCGAGTGCGGGGGCCGCTTTCCGGGCCCACGTGCGCACGGCGAGGTCGCCGTGCGGGTAGATCGAAAAGTCGCCGGTGAAGTCGGCCGCGGCGGCTGCTGCGGTCCATGGCCCGATGCGGCGCACCTCGACGAGCTCTTTGATCAGGCTTTCGGGGTCGAGCGTGGCCCAGTGCTCGCCCCGGTCGAGGTACGCCTCGGCGGCGGCGCGCAGCGCGTTGCGGTTGAACTTCGCCCCGACGGCGCCGAATCCGTCGTCGGAGATCCCGAGCACGGTCTCGGGAGTTGGCACGGTTGCGAACTCGCCGGCCGCCGTGGTGAAGGTGCGCCCGTAGGCGGTGTAGAACGCCCGGTGCTTGCGCGCGGCCTGCTTTGCAGTCACGACCTGGCGGAGAATGGCGGTCGCGATCGCATCCCACAACGACGGGTTGGTGAGACGGGCGACCGTGCCGAGGCGCACCAACTCGTCGAGCAGTGGCACGGCTTGCTCGGGTGCGGCGGGTAGCTCGATCGGTGATGTGTAGGCGACGGGCGGCTGCTCGGCGGCGGGGCCGCCCGTAACGGGCCACAGGGCGAGGTGTTCGCTCCGGTGGTTCCAGACGGCGAGCCATGCGGCGCCCCCATGCTCGACGAGACGGGCGCGTTCCTTCTTGGCGGTCGTCTGCCATGCGGGGTGTTCAGTGATGATCTTCGTGCTCATGGGCTCAATTCCGGTCGAGGGGGCGCGGGTTAGGGGGCGCGATGGCGGCGTGCGTGCGCAGTTCGAGGAAGCGCACGGGGGTAATCGTCCACTCGACGACCGCCCCACTTCCCACTACCACGGTGAACCCGCAGCGCGTGCCCGAGTTGAGCAGAGCGAGGGCGTGCAGCCATCCCGACTCGGCCCACTCGACCGCCCGTTCGACCTCGCGCGGGGTCATCCCGAGCATGTGAGCCGTGCGCACCTGAACGCGCAACGCGCGTATGGCGGCACGCGGCGTCGGAAACACGCGCGGCTGATCGAGCGGCGAGGCCCTGCGCGCGTACTGCGAGTCGTACCGCAGCACCTCGAACAGAAACCCGTGTTCGACGAGTGCCTTGGCCTGCTGGGGGTGGCTGGACAACCTTGCCCCGTTGACGGTGATCACACCGGCTGGCGCGCTCATTCCCTCACCCTCCGGACGCGGTTACATGGTTGCCCCTGTCCGGCAGTGAGGCGTAAGTGCGCCGGCCAGGGTGGACCCTCGGGGGTTCTCCCTAACGGGCGTGCGAATAGGGAGCTTTCAGCGTATAAAGGTGCGGCGTCGCTGCGTCGCAGAGTGACCGTAGCGCCACGCATAATGCGGTTGCAAGGGTGTACCGGTACAACCATGCAGACTGGCATATGCAAGAACCCCCCGACCCTGGTCAGGCGGGGGGTGTGAGGTTTTGCGGCGTCGGGGGGTAGCGGCTGGTTAGTTGACGAAGTGGTCGAACTCGCCGGCCTTGACGCCCTTGATGAACGCTTCGAGCTTCTCGGGCGACGTGGTGATGATGCTCGCCGGGTCGTCGCTCTCGCACAGCAGGATCACGCCTTCGTGCTTGGCGACGTGCAGGCACTGCTCGCCGCCGCCCCCAGAGAAGCTCGACTTCTGCCAGTTGAATTCGCTGTTCATCCCTGATTTCTCACAGTTCTCTTGCGATGTGGTGAATGAAACTTCGCGACTCGTCGGGGTCGAGTGAGGTCTGCTCGGCGAACTTGAGCAGGGCTCTGTACCGGTCGAGGTTCGCGGCGGTGTCCAGGAAGCGACCGCCGAAAGGCGTGTCGATGTGGACGGTGTCCAGTTGCGGGACCGCACCGGTCGCATACATCACGGTCTGTGTGACCTCGATGAAGTCGTCGGCCGCGAAGGGGATCACCCGGAGCGTGATCCAATCCTGCTCGGATGCCTGTAGAAGGTGTTCGAGCTGTGCTCGGGCCACCTTCCGACCTCCGACTCGCATGCGCAGTGCAGCCTCGTGCACGATCGCCTCGAATCGTGGCGGAGTGTCGCGGTCGAAGATCGCTCGGCGCTTCATGCGGTGTTCGACTCGGGCGTCGACTTCTTCCCCCGGTACCTGCGGGATGACACCTGCGAACAGCGCTCGTGCGTAGTCCTCGGTCTGCAAGACACCGGGGAACGTCATGGGCTGGAGGCATTGAAGGCCGGTCGCGTGATGTTCGAGTTCGGCGATGTCGAGAAAGCCCGGGGCGAGGATGCCGCGATAGTCGTCCCACCAGTGCGTGCCTCGCCGCTCGGCAGAGATGACGCACAGCGCGGCGAGCAGGGCGTCGTCGTCGCACTGGTAGAACGTGAACAACCTGCGGATTCGCTCGTCGCTGATCCCGAGTCGGCCGGCCTCGATGTTGCTGATCCTGGCCGCATCGGTAGAGAGCAAGCCCGCAGCATCTCGTGCGGTCATGCCGGCGCGCTCGCGTAGCTTCCGCAGCTCGGCGCCCAAGCGAACCTGTCGGGCGGTCGGATTATCCCTCGGCGGCATGTGTCCCTTCCCCTTGTCCTACCAGAGTTTGCCGGTTGCGGCGGCATGGGTCCACCCGCGCAACTTGTCGGGGGTACAGGGTTGTACCGGTCCAACCTTTTCCCTTATGGTCCTGGCAGCACCGCGCCACGCCAGTAAGCCCGAAGTGCAGCCGTTGCGCACGCTTTTGCGCGCCCCGGGGACGGCCAAGCCACGCATGGCGAGCGCGAGCTCAGACAGCGTTGGGAGACGACGAAATGACGACCGCAGCCTTAGCACCTCCCGCACAACCACCCGAGCAGAACGCGAGCTACAGGTTCACCGCGCCCCGATTGCCGAGCACGCCCGCTCTCGCCCGGCACTGGGTCGCCGACCTGCTGCGTTTCGGCGGGCGCGCGCACCTCGCCGAGCGTGCCGAACTCTGCACGTCCGAGGTGGCCACGAACGCGTACCTGCACACTGCCTCGCCCCTGATGACGGTAGAGGTGTCGCTCTCGACCGAGGGCGTAACCGTCTGCGTGCACGACGGCGCCCCGGGACGTAAACCGCAGGTACGGCCCACGTGGGCAGACCCGAGCTCGCTCTCGCCGACCGGGCGCGGCCTCGGGCTCGTATCCGCCTACGCCGACATGTGGTCGGCGGTGTCCGACGAGTCATCAAAGACCGTGTGGTTCATGCTCAGTGACAGCTCGACGGCGAGGTGTGCAGCGTGACCACCTATGCCGACCGAGCCCTGCTCGGCCTAGTGATCATCTTCGCGAGCCTCGGTGTGCTCGTACTCGTGGCGATCTACGCCTCGATTCCCGGCCCCCTCCACGCCGAGACGCCGCCGCCCGACACCGAGGGACAGACCTACACCTGCTACTGCTGGCGCGACCCGATCCCCGTGCGGGTCGTGGTCGGCCCCAGCAAGGGCCGAGCGCCTGCCCGCGCGAGGCACGCACGCCACGCCGCCCGCTCGAAAACCCATGTCTCCCACGCGGGAGCGGGCGGCGGCGGAAGGGGCGCACCTCCCGTGCTCGCGACCGGATAGGTCGCGCGCACGGTGACCCCGAGCAGTGGGCCCTCGACGAGTGCACCGTCGAGGGCCCATTCGCCTGCCCTCACAACGACAAAGGCGCCCCCCGCAACCGGACAGACCCGGGTGCGGGGGGGCGTGAGCGTTCAGTGAGTGGCGGTCTGCCACAGGGTGAGAGCGAGGCCGATTACGGCGACCAGAGCGAGGACGCTCGGGAGGGGCCACCGGGTTTTTTCGAGGGCGTCGAGTCGCTGTTCGTGGTCGGCGAGGCGGTTGTCGGTCTGGTCGCTGCGCTGCACGAGCAGGGCGAGCGAGCCGTCGGTGCGGGCGAACCCTGCCTCGACGACGCCGCGCAGCCGCTCAAGTTCGAGCGCGACGTCGCCCGGGGTCGGGTCGGTCACTGGCGCCCGCTGTGGTCGCGGTCGAGGGCGAGCAGCTCGTCGTCGGGGTGCGGGGCGGCGCGCAGCCACTGCGGCAGCAGGTTGTCGACGACCGGGAGTGCCATCACGCGCGTGATGGCACCCGCGATGGCGAGGGCCAGGCCGACGCCGGCGGCGGTCTGCGGGATGCCGGCGGCGTCGATGATCAGGGGCATACCTGCGGCCAGGGCGAGGGCGGTCTGCACGATGGTGCGGAGGGTGCGACGCGAGGCGTCGGTCATGGGTGTACCTCTCTGTTCGTGATGGGGGAACGGGCCGCCCGCCGTGTGCGGGCGGCCCATGTGATGCGGGGCGGGTCAGATCTTGGGGACCTTGAGCGCGTTCCAGGACGCGCGGCCGGGCCACCCGTCGGCGTCGTCGCCCCGGTAGCCGAGGTGTCGCTGCCACCGTGCGTAGCTCTGGCGGTCGACCTCGGTCCACTGCGGCCCCGGTCCTCGGCGGTAGGCCGAGCAGCCCTCGGCGACGAGCCGCCGGCCCATGGCGGTGATGATCGGCGAGTGCGGGTGCCGCTTGAAGAACGCGACGCCCGGGTACGGCTCGAACCTCGGCGCCGACGGCTTGGGCTTGGGCTGCTCGGGCTTGGTGGCGAGGCGGCGGTCGATGCGCTCGCGCATGGTGGTCATGGAGAACCCGCGCGGGTCCGACTTCCAGTCGCTCCACTCCTTGTGGCCGATGACGCTCGCGCCGGTCCAGCCGTAGGCGCGGCAGATCGCGGCCGAGACGCGCTCGATCGCGTCGAGCTGCGCGTCGGGCCACGGGTCGCGGCCGTCGCCGAGGTTGACGCACTCGAACCCGTAGAAGTGCGCGTTTCCGTCGGTCGCGCCGGCCGAGCCCTCATGTCGGTGGGTCGCCGGCAGCGACCGCTCGGCGACCACTGCGGCGAGCACGCCCGGGTCGCCGCCCCCGGCGTGGTTCGCACGTCCCGCGCTGATCAGGTAGACCGTGCCGTTCTTCGCGATCACGCCATGGCACAGCGGCCCCGGGAGCGCGGCGTATCCGTCGTAGCAGAGCCGCACCGAGTGCTCGGTGCCCTCGCTCACGGTGTGGTGGATCATCACACCGTTGATCGGCCCAAACGAGCCCTTGTGGTTGCGGTTGTGGGTGCGCCACGAGTCGACCTCGACGACGCGAACGCCCTCGGCGCGCAGGATCGCGACGAGCCGATCGGGCGTGAACGGGGTTGCCATGGTGGGTGTCTCCAGACATGAAAAAACGCCCTCGGCGGGGTGCCGGGGCGTGCGGTCGGTGGGGTGGTCAGACGAGAGCGAGCGCCATGATCGCGGGGTCGAGCCCTACCTCGCCCGAGCTCTGGTTGACGGTGCTCGGTAGCGACGTCTGCGCGTCGAGGCACCATGCGCGCTGAAACGCGCTGCCCAAGAAGAAGTTGGCCGGTGCGCTCGGGCTCTCGTTCTGTATGTGCATGTAGTAGAAATCCGTCGCGCTGCCGGCGGAGAGCAGGAAGGCACTCCAGTACCGGCCCGGTTGCAGGGTGACCGTGCCGGACAAGGGCACGGGCACGGCGCCGATGTGGTTGCTCTTGGCGCCCGGGGCGGTACCGGTGATCTGTCCGGCCGAGGGCAGGCTCGACACCTGCCCCGAGGTCGCCACGCGCGCCCCCGACTCGTTGTAGATCCCGGCATAGAACCGCGCGGCCGGTACCGCGCTGCTGCCCGCCCATCCGCGCGCGAAGATCGCGACGGCGTTGACCGGGGTCGGCTCGGAAATGTAGATGCCGCTCAGATAGAGCCGCTTGAGTACGGCGGCCTTGATCGTGGTCGGGTTCGAGACGTGCGCGGGGTCGCACGACCACGCCTGAAACCCGAGCGCGGCCGGCGTCCATGTGTTGCGCGTGGAGGTGGAGGGGAGCTGTTCGACCGGGAGCCGGCCGGACGAGTCGAGCGAGGCGACGCCGGACGCCGCGCCCCGCGCGGTGGTCGCGATGGCGCCGACTTGCGCGGCGGTGTGCGTATGACTCGTCGCCGCGGCGCCGACATCGGCCGCGGCCAGGACGACGACGCCGGTCTGCCCGTTGACGGACTCGACCGCGCCGGCGCCCGAGGTGTCGGGAAGCTGCTCGGCCGGAACCTTGCCGGTCGCGTCGAGCTGCGCCACGCCCCCGGCGGCGCCGGCGGCCGTGGCGGGCAGGGCGCCGACGTCGGCGGCGCTCAGCACGACGTCGGCCGCGCTCACGCCGTTGACGGACTGGACGACGCCCGGGGCACCGGGCGCCCCGGCGGGACCGGTGTCGCCCTGGTCACCCTTGACGCCCGGGACACCCTGGGGGCCCTTGAGATTGCCGATCGAGGCGCCCCACCCGGACGGGCCGCGCTGCCAGATGTCGCCGGTATCGGTGCGCAGCAGCATGTCGCCCGGTCGCGTGCTGGCGCTCGACGTCGAGGCGTCGTTGACGTACCAAGCGGCGCCGCGCACGTCGCCGCCGAGCTGCGTCCACGCGCCGGCGGTCTTCTGCCACGTCGAGACGGTCGTCGAGGTGACGCCGAGGAACTCGCCCGACTCGTACCGCACGTAGAGGTCGCCGTCGACGCCGAGGGCGGGATCGGGTGCGGCGGTGCCGCTGTAGATCCTGCTGCCCGGGGTGCCGTCGGGGCCCTGCGGTCCGGGCACGCCGACGTAGTTCGGTTTCGAGGGGTCGGTCGGAGCGATGTCGGACAGATCGACGTCGGGGTACACGGCCGGTAGCACGATGTTGTACGAGCGGCCCACGGGGATACCCGAGAGCTGCTCGGTCACGACGTACGCCCATCCGGACGGGTCCATGTCGGGCGCGTCGGTGGCCGGCAGGGTGACCTCGACCGCGCCCTGCGCGTCGAGCTGCACGGTCACGGGGCCGCCGAGGATCACGTCGGCTTGCGGGAAGGTGAGTTGTGCGGGCGCGCGGAAGACGATCGCCCCGGACAGCGGGACGCCGTTCGGGGCGAGGAAGCGACCGCGCACGGTCACAGTGGGTATGGACGGGGGCAGCAGTGCGGGGCCCTCCCTAGTCGTCGATGGTGCGCATCCCCGGTGCGGGCGCCCCGGGGTCGGTCTTGGGGGCGGGCGGTTCGGAGAGCAGCGGTGCGCCGAGATCCGCCGACGCTGCGGCGGTGGCGGTCGCCGGCGGGTCCGGCGCTTCGTCGGCCGTGAACGTGTTGCGGGTGTAGCTGCTGAAAATCCGGGTCTCGATCGCGCCGCCGCTGGTCTTGGCCCGGTGCTCGATGAGCCAGTGCACGTATCCGAGGTGTTCGACGCCGTGCAGCGGCCACGTGTGCGTCTTGTTCACCCACGTGTTTGCGGGGATGTCGTACTCGGTCATCACGACCGGATCGCCGTCGGGCGGGTCCATCGTGATCCGCACCTGCCCGCCCCCGGTGCTCGCGATGCTCGACATGTAGAGGACCATCACGGCGTTGTGCGCGGGGGCGCCCCCTGCCCAAGCAGGCTGATACGTCGTCGAGGTGCTGCCCTGCTGCTTGGTCGGATACAGCGGGACGGGCATCCAGGGGCGGCCGAGAAAGCGGCGGGTGTAGTAGTCATCCATCAGGATCACGTCGCCCTCGCGGGAGAACTGCCGGATCATGTTGGAGCCCTCGCCCGAGCCGCCCACGTTGAACGCGAGGGTGCCGTCGCTGCGCTGGATCTTGACGCCGTAGGCGCCATCCCACAGAGCACCGACACCGAAAATGCCGGTGCCGTCCGGGGCGGACACCTCCAGTGAGCCGCCCTCGCCGATCCGGACCGGGCCGGCGGTGATCTCGTCGAGCGCGGGCCGGATGTTCGCGCGGCCCGTGAGGGTGCGCACCTCGCGCTCAAGCGCGCGGATGCGGTCGAGGATGTCGAGCGGGATCGCTGCCACTAGGCGGCCTCCAAGCTGAGTTTTGCGGTTTCGGGTCGGCCGCGCAGCGGCGGGGAGATCGCGAGGCCGACCACCCGGTACCGGCGGTCGAGCCCCTCGGCCCACCACAGATCACGGATGCGCACGCGAACGGTGGCGCCCAGCAGCGAGGGCGACAGGGGCGTGCGGTCGAGCGCGACGGTCACCTCGGGGATCGTCTGCGGGTGCAGCGCGGCGGCCAGGTCGGCGCGCGCGTGCGCGTCGAGGGTGGCCTGCTCGGTCACGGTGGAGTAGTCCGAGGTTCCGTCCAGCCGCGGCCACCCGATGCCGAGCTGCTCGTCGTCGTCGAGCAGCTCGGACATCAGGGGTAGCGATTCCTTGGTCTGGTTCTTGTTGTCGGACGCGCCCCGGGCCTGCCACGCGTTCGCCCGCACGGTCGCGTCGACGGGCCACGCGTAGGACATGACCGGGCCCGGGTGGTCGAGGACAACATCGCTCGCCCCGGTCCGGATGACCGGGGAACCGAGTTGCAGCCGCTTGACGCGCCGGCCGCTGCCCGGATCGCGAAAGCTCGCGATCCTCCACTCGAACCCGCCCTCGACGGCGGCGAGTTGGTCGATCACCTCGCGGATACGCGGCACGTCATAGCGGCGGTACGTGCGGTCACGCTTGACGCCCGAGAGCTGCTCGGCGTCGTACTCGATCCCGATGTCGCCGCCGGGCAGGCTCGCGGCGTAGTCGAGCAGCCCCCGCACGATGTCGTACTGGTCGACCTGTACGGCCTCCTGCGTGTGCAGAATCGCGCGGTGATCGAGGTACGACGCCCACCCGCCGGCCTGTACCTGTAGGCCGAGAAACCCCCGTTCGTTGCTGGTCAGGTTCGCGGTCCACAACACGCCGCCCCACCAGATTTCGGGGCCGCGCTCGATCCACAGGGCCGTACGCCCGGGTTCGATGGCGGCGCGCGCACGGGCGGCGACGGATCGGTTCGGCAGAGGGACGGTGGCTGAGGCCGAGCCCGTCTTGCCGATGTAGTCGTCGAACTGGACGTCGGTCACCGGCAGGACGTCGAGCACCTGATCGGTGCGCAGGTCACACAGGATGACTCGGTACGTGGGGGAGATCAGTACGGCACCCCCTCATGCGTCGAGCGGGTAGATCAGGCCCGACAGGGCCGCCCACGTGGTCAAGTCCGAGTTGCCGATGAAGTGCAGAGTTCCGTCGGTCTGACAGTCGACCTTGATGGGGACGCCGCCGGCGGCGATCGACGCCGAGGTGTGCAGCGCGGGCCGCAGGGCCGAGGGGAGCGGGGACGCGAGCGGCTTCCCGCTGTTCGGCGGAACCCCCTTCGTCGTCCAGGACACTCCGCCGCGCCACTGCATGTGGGGAATCCCGCCGAGCATGATCCGGCGGTACCTGATCGTGCCCTGATAGTTGCCCCCGTTGGTGTATCCGGAGGCGAGGGCCGGCGTTGTCCACCCGATCACGGGGTCGAGGGTCTGCCACGCCGCGCCGTCCCACCGGTCGAGGCCAGTCCCGTTGTCGCGGTACTGGCCCGGGTACCCGCCGGGGAAGGACAGGCCCCACCCGCGCGGGATGATGCCCCCGTACGCCGAGGTGTAGCGGCGGCGGTCGGCGAGCGCGCTCTGCCATGCGATGCCGCCGGTACCGGCCGAGGTACCGGCCGGAACGGTGACATCCCACAGCCGCAGCGCGGGCGTGATCAGGGTCGGCGCCGTCGGCGTCGCCGTCGCCTCGCCTTGCAGCACCTCGACGGTGACCTCGGTCTGCTCGCTCGTGTCGTACAACCCGTCGCGGATCTTCAGAATGACCGAGTCGATGCGGGTGTACTGCGCGTGTCCGTCGCCGATCGTGAGCGTCTCGGGGGAGGTCACGGCAACCGGATACGCGCCCTGCGCGGCAGCGCCCTGCACCACGGCGCGGCCGACGCCGATCTGTACCTGCATGGCACCCGTGCCGGTCGCGGCGAGCGGGTCGCCGCCGGCGATCACGCCGTCGCGCGTGAGGGTCTCGGACTCGGGCGCCATGGCGCCGAGCGGCACGAGTCGGGTGTCTTCTCTGGTCTGGCCGTTGGGCAGCAGCCATCCGGCGCGCACGGTCACGTCGGGGTACCTCCTTACCAGTAGGCGGAGCGCCACCGGAGCGAGACCGAGGCGCGGGGATCGGTGGAGCCGGGCGCGGCTCGGAAGACGAGCGAGGACGCGCCCGGGGCGAGGGCGAATAGCTGCTCGGGTGCGCTGCGGGCGGTGGCCGTATACAGACGCGAGGCGGTGCCGTTGAGCGTGACCGTGCCCTCGCGGGTGTCGACGAGCAGCTCGTCGTCGGCGGCGAGGTCAAGGTCGTACTCGATCGTCTCGCCGGTCGCGAGGTTGGTCACGGACGGCAGGGAGACCGGCCCCCGGATCGTCACGACCGGATGGCTCGGCGCGTCGCCCGTGTTGAGCGCGAGCAGGGCCCCGGTGCTGCCCGGGGTGCCGAACATCATCGGGTAGGCGAGGTGTTCGGGCCCGGGGTCGAGGTGCCAGTCGAGACCGGCCTCGGGCGCGGGCAGGTGCGCGGTGGCCTGCTGCTCGACGACGCCGTACCGGCGCGGGTCGGTGGCCTCGAACTGCATCGCGGCCCCGGTGACGACGCCGACCGCGTACCCGCCCGTGCCGACCGGCACGGCGCGGCGGATGCACCGCACCCAAGACAGCAGCGGCGGGGAGTCGTCGAGGCGGATCACGAGCGGCTGCTCGTCGTCCCGTAGCGCGGTCGCTGCGGACAGGGCACGCACGGCGCCCCCCATGCGACCGGGCTCGGTGCGGATCACGACGCCGTCGAGAGTGATCGTGCGCGGCTGCGCGAGCAGCCGGCCGAGGTAGGCGCCGTGCGCATCCGACCGGTTGACCGTGCCCGAGTCGTATCCGGGAGTGTCCTCCCACCCGGTCAGCGACTGCCACCCGTAGGCGGTCCGGGGCCCGAGCAGCAGCTCGCCGACTTGTACGTGCCCGGGGAGGGTGACCAGATCACCGGGCGCCATGTCCGGTCACCCCCTGCCCTTGGCGTGCCATGCGAGGGCGACCGCCGTTTGATCGGCGGTCGCCTCGCCGGCGTGCCAGTTCTCGATGTGCACGGTTGCGCCCCAACCGCCGGACGCTGCACCGCCGTTGGCGGGTGCCCCGGCGGTGGCGAACTGCGGCGCGGCGGGAACCGAGACGAGATTGCGCATCGTGCGGTCGACGGCCGGTGCGCCCGCCTTGATGCCCTCGACGATTCCCGCAGGAATGAACTTGCCGATCTTGTCGCGCATGAGACGCGACGGGGAATGAATTCCCAGCGCCTTTGCGATCGGGCCCGGAATCAGATTCTTGGCCCATGACATCAGGGTCGAACGCAGCCAAGAGCCCATGCCCTTGATGCCGTTCCAAAGGCCCGTGATCAGATCGCGGCCCTTGTCGTAGAGCATCGAGCCGAAGTTGCCGAAGTAACCGGCGATCCTCCCCGGGAGTCCGCGCACCCACGAAAGCATTTCCCCGGCTTTGCGGACCGTGCCCGACTTGATCGAGTCCCAATGCTTGATGATGAGACCGACCAAAGTCCAGTTGAGGAAGAAATTAACGATCCGGCCCGGAATGCCCTTGACCCAATCGACCGTGGCATTCCAAATGCGGACTGTGCCCGAATTGATCGAGTCCCAATGCTTGATGATCAGACCGACCAAAGTCCAGTTGAGGAAGAAGTCGAGGATCTTCTGACCGACCCATTGCAGCTTTCCCCAGACCCAATCCCAAGCGGCCTTTGTGGCGGAAACGATCGTGTCCCAGTTGGCCACGATCAGGGCGACGATGCCGACCACGGCAGCGATCACGAGCGCGATCGGGCCCATGGCGAGCAGCCATGCCGCAGCCATCCGGGCGCCCTGTATCAGGGACTGCGTCCCCATCAGCACCCACGACGCGACCACCCGCACCGCAGCCGCGGCGGCCCCCGCGCCCTGCGCCACCCAACCCGCGAGCATCGTCGCGTTGAGCAGCACGAACCGGGCGGCGGCGGTCACGCCGGCGGCGGTCTGCGTGGCCCATCCGGTCACAACCGCGACGGTCGTCGTCGCTGCGGTCGTGGCGAGCGCGACGAGCGTCGGCAGCATCAGGACCGTGATCACGCCGGCGGCGACCGAGAGCGCCGTCGAGTGCTCGGAGATCCACCCGACGGACGCGCGCAGCGCGCCGCCGAGCCCCCCGTCGCCGATCCAGTCGGCGGCGGTCTCAAGCGCCGGAACGAGATAGGTCCCGAGCACGCCGACGAGCTTTTGCTCTATGCCGCGCTTGAACGCTTCGAGTTTGGTCGCCGCATTGTCGTGCATGGCGTCGCCGGCGGCGTCGGTGGCGCCCTTGACGTCGCCGAGTGCCTTTACCGCGCTGGACGGATCGAGCGAGTAGAGCGCGCGCTGCATGTCCTCGGACTTGGTTCCGAAGAGTCCGAGCGCGATCTCGCTCTGCTTTGCGGGGTCCTTGACGCCGCGCAGTTTATCGAGGACTTGATCAAGCGCCTTTGCGGCTTCCGGCCCGCCCTCTTGGAAAACCTTCTGCATCTTGTCGGCAGAAAATCCGAGATCCGTAAAGGCGGTCGCCGTCGCGTCGCTCATCCCCTGCGCTTGAAGGGTGAATTCCTTCAAGCTGTCGGCGACCGAGTCGGCGTCACGAGCGCCGCCCTTGAGCCCCTGCTGCAAAAGCCCCATGGACGTCTGAGAATCGAGGCCAAGCTGCCGGAATTCCGTCGGATACTCGGCGAACGTGTCGAGGAGATCCTCGGCGACGTCGACGCCGTTCTGCGAGCCGCGCACGAGCACGTCGAGCGCTTCCTGCGCGTTCTTGGCGAGCCCGTTTTTCATCATCGTGCCCACGGCACGAGACACCTTGGACACGTCCTCGCCCATGACCGAGGCAGCGCTCGCGACCTGCGTCGCAAGCGTCTTGACCTGGCCTCGGGTCGCCTCGGGCGGCAGCAGACCGTTTCGGGCGATGCCCTTGATGATCTCGGCGCCGTCCTCGACCGAGTCGACGATCGCCCCCGCGTACAGGTCGCCCGCGGCCTGGCCGTAGGTCTTGGCGACCGGCCCGGTCGCGCCGAGCTGCGCCTGCAACGTTCCGGGGATCTTGCTTTGGTCGAGGGCCTTGTCGATCCCGGCCATGAGCGCGCCGCCGATCGCCGCGCCGATCGCGGCGGCGGCGATCCCCTTCATGGCGGTCTCGATGCCGGACGACGCACGGTCGGCGCCGTCGGCCGCGCCGTCGGCGAGACCGTCGCCGAGCCCCTCGCCCGCGCGGTCACCGCTGCGTTCGGCGTCGGCGGCGATCCGGTCGCCGCCCGACTGCACCGCAGCGCGGGCGCGGTTCATCCCGGAGACGGCGCCCGAGTCGTCGATCGTGACCGTGGCGGCGAGCTCGCCCACCATGAGCGCCATGGGGCCTCACCTCCCGTTGGGTCGGCCTCCCGACGGGGAGGGGTCAGGCGGAGGAGTGAGGACCCGCGCGAGGCGGGACTCGGCGGAGAGCAGGGCGAGCACGCGCACCCGCAGCCATCGCCACGACCGGGCGCGCAGCAGGCCCGGGGTGCCTAGGTCGACGCCGTAGACCTCGTGCAGATCGGCCTCGACGAGCGGCCACTCGGCGAGGATCTGCGCCCACGTCAGCGACGCTTGCGGCCCTTGCTGTTTCCTCGGGGCCGTGCCGGGCGGGTACTCGTACCACTCGTAGAGCCCCGAGACGGGGTCGAGCTCGCCGCACCCGATCGGTTCCGGCGAGCCGCCCTGTTCGGGGCCAGACGAGAAGGGTCGCCGGCCGCGTTCCAGTACCGTTCGGCCGCGTTCTTGTCCTGCGCGATCCACACCATGGCGGTGATCGCCGCGTGCTTGAGCGCGGGCCACTTCACGCCGTCGGCGACCATCTGATCGTGGGCAGCGCCGAGCACCTCGCGGTAGAGGTCGCGCTCGGCGGCGTCGCCGAGCACCTGCTCGTCGGCGCGTCCGCCGTCGGCCGCGACGGCGGCGGCGTTGATCAGGGCCTGCGTGCGCAGACCGATCTCGGCTGACGGGGCGTCGACGGTGTAGAGGCGCCCGCCGATGGGGAGTTCGAGCCGTTCGTCGAGCAGCTCGTCGAGGGCCTCGAACGCCACTACGCATCACCCCCGAGCGTCTTGGTCTCGACGGCGAGCAGGCCGGCGCCGGCGACCGGGTTCGTGATCTCGGTGAGTGGGCCGGAACCGGTAAGCGTGACCTTGATCGTGTCGACCGCGTCCGGGCCGCCCCCGTCGGGTTCCCACGTCACCAGGGCCGTGCCTTCCTGCGCGTCTGCGGCGCCGGTGCGGTCGTAGTAGCGGACCCGCACGTACGACGCCGCCCCGAAGGATCGGGCCGCCTTCCTGAGTGCTTCCTGCGCGGCGTTGAACACGCCGGTCGTCGGGTGCGCGCGGTGCGCGATGGTGGTCTCGATCGACCACGCGAGCATGGTCACGGCCTGCTCGCTCCACCCCTCGGCGTCGTAGGTGGTCACCTCCTGCTGCGTCGGGTCGATCTTCGGAGTGAACTCGGTGACCCCGGGGACCAGCGTCCACACCGGGGTTTCGGGCGCGGTGCCCATGTCCAGCTCAAGGCGGTACCTGCGGGCGAGCGCGGTTACGGTCTCGGCCGGGGGCGTCGGCGTACTCAACGGCGCCTCCTATTCGAGGTTGGGGTGCGCGCGGTGCGCGCGGGCGTAGTAGTTGGCGGTCCGCTCCCAGCGGCCCGAGGAGTCGGCGCCGATCGGGGCGGCCGAGACGCGATAGACGAGCTGCACGGGGACGGCACCGAACCGGTGCGGTCCGGACGCGTGCAGCAGCTCGTGCACCTGGTCGTCGAGGGCGTCGACCTCGCGCGGGTCGGCGCCCGCGCGGGTGCGCACCTGAATCCCGGTGGTCGTGTCGGTCAGCACCGGGGAGTCGGTGACCGGATATGCGGACAGGCAGATGCACCGGTCGGGAGCGGGGGGAAGCGCGGAAACCGTGATCGCGGTCTCGCCCGCCGCGTACGGGCCGTCGGTGCGGTAGGTGCCGAGGCCGGCGTCGTGCAGCAGGCGGGCGAGACCGTCGAGCAGGTCGACGGTGTAGGTCATCGCAGCGCGCGCCGGATCTGCGCGGCGATCAGGGCCTGCACCTCGGCCGAGGTCTCGGGCAGAACGCTTTCGAGGTACTTCGCGGTCCGTCCGGGCGCGTGCCGGGCGTTCAAGTCCTCGTGCACGCGGCGGGCGTACGGGGTGTCATAGCTGACGGCGGCCGTCATGGTCGACTCGTCGACCGAGGTCGCGCCGGAGCGTTCGAGGGTGCCCTCGTTGATCGGCACGCGCTGCCTGCTCGCGGCGAGCACGTGCTCGGCGCCGAGCAGCAGACCCCGGGCCGCGGCCTCGCGGATCGCGCCCGTGGCGGCGTCGCCGTTCCAGCGCAGACGGGTGCGGCTCATTCGCACATCACCTCCGTTGACGCGGGCACCGGGAGGCCCGGGGCGGTATGCACTGCGGTACTGATCGCGGTCGTGATCCGGCCGCGCGGCAGCGTCACGCGCGACCCCGGCGGACAGTCCAGATCGGGGGCGGCGATGATCTGCGCGGTACTGGTGACCTCGCGGCCGTCGGGGGCGCGCACCATGCGCACGGCCTCGCCGACGAGTGCGGAGTGCTCGGCGGGTGGCCCGTACGTCGGTCCGTACGCGCCGTCGCCGAGGTAGGGCTCGACGCCGATCCGATGGCGGAGCAGGGAGGGCGGGACGCGGGTCACCATGCCATCACCCGCCCCGGTTCGAGGCCGGCGCGGCGCAGCGTGCGAGCCGCGCGCGGAGCGAGCTCGACGCCGGACGCGCCCGCGGCCGAGGCGGCACGGCCAGAGAGGCTGACGGGCCCGATCGAGACTGAGTCCCACTTGCCCGCGGCGCCCGTGCCGTCGTCGCCGGCGGCGAGCCAATACTCGACCTGCGCGCACGTCGCCGAGCCGAGCGCGGCGGCGATCTCGGGGTCGAGCGGGTCGCCGTCGTCGTCGACGGGGTAGATCGCGGTCAGCAGCGCACTGTCGATGTCCTCGCCGGCCCGCGCGATCAGCCGCTCGGCGTCCGGGGGCGCCGCGGTCCCGAGCCAGGCGGCGAGCTGCTCGGGTGTGGTGTACGGCTGTCGGGCCACGATCACCCCCTCTTGGCTCGGGCAGCAGAACGGCCCGCCGACTTGTCGTTCGGCGGGCCGTCCGGTCCGGTGGGCTGCTCGGCGTCCGGCGGATCGTGGTCGAGGGGCTGCACGTCGTATCCGGCCCCCTGGCAGTACCCGATCACTGCCGGGTCACTGGTGGTGGCCGTGCCGTCGACGAACGGCACACCGCCGGGGCCCTCGCCGGTGAAGTCGTCGACCGGGGCGGTAATGCGCATGGTGGTCATGTCCGGCCCCCTCACGCGCTCTTGATGTTGCGGAACACAGCAGCCGCGCGGGTGGCCTTGAGGACCGGGGCGACCGGACCCATCTCGACCTCGCCCGTCTTGACGGCGCCGGACCGGTCGAACTCGGGAAGCCACGTGTTCACCAGCGGCGAGCCGCCCCCGACCGAGGCCCCATGGAACCCGTCGAGCCCGTAGCGCACGGCGTACAGGTCGCCGAGGCCCGAGACGTTCCCGCCGGCGCCGGCGCCGTCCGGGTCGCGGGTCACGAGCCCGATCACGTCCGTGTTCGAGCCGGCCCTGCTCTTGAGGTCGACGAGCTGAATCCCGTTGTACGCGTTGACCGGGCGCCCGAAAGCGTCCGTGCCCTTGTCGAGCTGGTCGGTCCACGCCGCGATGGTCTTGAACAGAGACAGGGTCTTGCGGTTGCCGTAGATGACATCCGGGGCGTCATCCATGGTGGCGAGCCAGTCGTCGACGTGGCGCTGCGCGGCGAGCGCGCTCGCCTTGTCGTTGATCGCCGTCCAGTCGACGTATCCCTCGGCGACGCCGTTGTTCAGCGGCAGATACTCGGTGCTCGACCCCGTGAGGATCTTCGACAGACCGTCGAACCCGTTGGTCTCGACTGCCTTGTCGCCGTTGATCACGGCATCGGCGAACTTCGCACGGCTCGCCTTGATGAGCTGCTGCATGTTCAGGGTGACGGCGCCCGAGGCCGAGGGGCCGATACGGGCGATCACCCGGTCGATCTGGAAGGACCCGCCGAGCGGCACGAGATCGACGGTGTACCGCTGCGTCGAGACCTCGGCGGGCGTGTACTCGGTGTTCAGCGGGCGGAAGTCGGCCGAGCGCTGCGTGATCAGCCGGCGGTATCCGTAGGTGAGGGTGTCGCCGCCGGTCGGGCTTACGACGTTGTCGAACGTCAGGCGGTCGAGGATGTCGCTCGACTTGCGGAACTCGTCGATCACCTGCACGTCGACGTCGTCCTGCGCGTTGTTCCGTGCCTCGGTAAGGGAGGTAGGCAAAGGGTTCTCCTAGGTGGTTCAGGCGCCGCTCATCCGGGCGGCGACGGCGTCGTGCAGGGAGGTAGCGCGGCGGTCGCCTGCGGGCGGGCCGTTGAACTCGCCGCCCCCGCGCGGCGGTCCGGCCGGCGTGGCGCGGTAGAGCTCGGGGTCGGCCTCGACTGCGGCTGTGATCGCCGCGGTGAGCGCGTCGCCGAACCCGCTGTCGGCGGGGTCGAGCTCGGCGACCGAGGCGAGGAACGAACGGGAGTTGAGCAGGCGGTCGCCGCGGGCGCCCTGATCGGCGGCGACGCGGGCGACGGCGAGCTCGACGCGGGCCGAGCGGAGCGCGGCCCCGTTCTCGGAGAGCAGCCGGTCGCGCTCGGCGACCGCGGCGGCGAGGGCGGCGGGGTTCTGCTCGGCCTCGCCACCGTTGGGGTTGAGCGCGCGCGTCACGGCGTCCAGCGCGGCGCGCAGCTCGTCGCGCTCGGCCGCGGCCTGCTCGGCGCGCGCGGTCGCGTCGGCGAGCTGCTGCTCGCCGGCGGGGTTCGGGGCCGGCGGGGCGGGCGGTGCAGGGTTCGGGTCTCCGGCCGGCGGGGCGGGCGGGCCGGCAGGGTCGCCGCCATCGCCCGAGCCGCCCTTGATGGGCCAGATCGGGCGACCGTCGCGGCGGAAGCCGAGGGCGGCCTCACCCGTGCGCGGGTGGACCGGCAGAGGGGCGTCGGGGATGTGCTCGGGCATGGATACGCCCTCCAAAGTGTCAGCGGGGCAAAGTACGGTCGGGGTTTGTGACTGAGTTGGCTGCGCGTGGGAGTTCAGAAGCCTCATGGCGAGAGTTCGAGTTGCTCGTCGCCGAGGTCGTCCGCCGGAGCGATCCGCTCGCGACCGTCGAGCATGACCAACGGTTGCGAGGGCGCAGCGGGAAGCTGCGCCAGATTGATGTCCTGGCGCGTGGCAAAGTCGCGGGCGAGGAGATCCTGATCGTGGTCGAGTGCAAGGACCACGGGCGCCCTGTCGGGGTCGCCGAGGTCGAGGCGTTCCTCGGCAAGTTGCTGGACGTCGCAGCAGACAAGGGAGTGTTGTTCTCGTCCAGCGGTTACACCGATGGGGCAGTTCGCCGGATGGAGAGCACCACCCATCCGAGAATCAACGCTTACGGATACTTTCGCCCTGCGGCGAGGGAGCGGCACTACGAAGAGATCCTCGACGGCGAATTTTGGGAACCTACGGCGTAGCCGCGGACCCAAGCGGCAATCAGCCGCGGGTCGTTGTACCCGGGGGCGTCGGTCGGCGGCCGGCCTGCTCGTGCGGTGTCGGCGCCGTCCCGGCGGGCGCGCAGCGCGGCCTCGCGGAATCCCAACGGATCACCCCCTAGAACTTGCGCCGCTGGTTCTCGCGAGCGCTGCGGGCGGTCTCGCCGGCCCCGGTCCGCACGCCGGTTACCTGCTCGGTGAACTCGGCGAGGGTGACCCGGGGGGAGACCTCTTCCCAAAACCTGATCAGTTCCTCGCTCGCGCGGGCGTACGCGACGTGCGCCGGGCCCTTGAACAGCGTTCGCGGGTCGACGCCGGCGGCTCGTGCCTTTCGGTTGAGTAGATAGCCGTTGCTGTAGTCCTCGGCGGCGAGCCACTGCACGTAGATGTGTTCCTCGTACATCTCGCGTATCTCGTCGCGGCTGTAGGCGTCGCGTGCGGCCCGTGCTTCGAGCTCGCGCTCGTACACCCAACGTTCGGTGGCGGACATGTGCTCTGTGCCGTCTGGGCCGCGCTCGATGTCTGCGCCGTGGGGCCCCCACTCGTCGGGGTCGGCCGGCGGCGGGTCGTCGAGGCGGATCGGGTGCATGGCGTCGTCGAGGGCCTCGCGGGCGGCGAGCGTGTCGGCGACCGTCGCGCCCGCCGCGGGCGGCGCGGGCGGCGGCGGGGCGGGCGGGTGCCGGCGGTCGATCTCGGCCGCGATCCGCTCGGCCTCCTCGGGGCGCGCGTAGCGGATGCCCCACACGAGCAGATCGTCGCCGAGCTCGGCCAGGTCCCCGGCGAGGCGCCCGCCGGGAAACAGCGCGTCGAGCAGACGGCGGCGGTGAATCTCGGCGCCGATCGCCGGCCGGTCCTCGGGCACGTGCCGTGCGCGGGTGGCGAGGGCCTGCTCGGACATGCCGACAAGATCGCCGCGCACGCCGGGCATGGCGGCGTCGATGTCGCGCCGGTCGGCCTCGGCCATGACGCGCAGCAGCCCGTCGTCGTCGAGCAGCAGCGCGACGCGAGCGAGCTCGTCGTCGCTGAACTCGGCGAGGCTGTCGACCATCCGCCCGCCGGGGCGGATGCGGTCGAGCAGGGCCTGCTCGTCGCGCCGTTCGGCCTCGGCCCCGATACGGCCGAGGTTGCGCTCGTCGAGCACTCCGGGCCGTATCGCGGCGCCGAGCTGCTCGTCGGTGAGCTCGGGCAGGGTGCGCTCGTCGCCGGCCCGTACCCGCGCGGCCTCGAACGTGTCCGACCCCGGGCCGCTCGGCGCCCCCGGGCGGCCGGCGGTGCCCCCCGCCGGCGGCAGGTTGCCCGCGCCGAGCTGCTCGCGCTCGCGGCGACGGATGAGCTCGGGATGCGCGGCGAGGTGCTCGCGCATCCGGCCCTGCCACTGCCGCACCCGCGCCTCGGCCGCGCGCTTGGCCTCGGGCGTGGTGGCGACGGCGGCGCGGTTCTTCCACTTCCTGATAGCGCGCTCGATCGCACGCTGCCGCTGTGAGGCTTCGTACCCGTTCGGGTCCTCGGAGTGCTCGACCGGGGCCCGGGTGACCCCGGGCAGGTAAGCGCTTGTCGAGTGGCGGCAGTTGGGATGCTGCAACCCCTGCCGACGTGCTTCGTCGAGGGAGCCGGCGACGTGCACCCGCACGGTGCGCCCGTCCTCGATGGCGTGCTCGGCCTCGATCGTCCGGGCGCCGCCCGGTCCGTCGAGGCTGAGCACCTCACCCTCGAACCGCGCGCAGAGGGGGCACTCGTGCGGGGTGTTGGAGACGATGACCAGACCGACACCGGCGGCGCGCAGCTTGTCGCCGTGCGCCTCGACCGCGGCCCGCCCGACGGCGGTCCGCACGGCCATCTCGGCGTATGACGTCATCTGCCACGCGCGCCCGCCCTTGTCGACGAACGTGCGCAAGCCCCGGTCGGCGAACCGTTCGAGGGCGCGCTGCGTGGCCTGCCGACGTGAGTCGATGCCGAGGATCGGTGTCGCCGACACTTCGCTGATGATCTGCCGGTAACCGTCCTCGACGCCGCGCAGAATCCCGCGGTGTGTCTCGGTGACGAGCTCGACGGTCTCGGCGGCGAGCCGGTCAACGGCCCGGATGTTGGGGGTGGCGTCGGCGATCCGCCGGGCGTCGTCATCCGACAGGGCGCCGAGCTCGGCGAGGCCGGCCCGCGCGCCGAGGTCGTACGCCTCGGTCACGGCCGAGAACACCTCAAGGTCGAGGGAGGTCCCGAGCGCGTCGACGACGCCCTGCGCCGCGCGGCGTAGCGGCTGGATGTCCCGCAGCTTGGCCACGGCCCAACCGGGGGCGTCGTACCCGTCTGCGAGTTGGCGGGCGACGATGCCGAGCAGTCGCTGCTCGGCGTCCGCGTACAGGTCACGGACGGCGGCCGAGAGGTCCTCGGCCATGGCAGGGTGGATCGGCAAGGCGAACCTCCCGTTCAGCGGCTAGAGTTGGCTGCTATGCCTGAAGGTCGTCCGGCGATTCCGGAGCCGCTGAAGCGAGAAGTCCTAGTCGAAGCGGGGCATCGCTGCGCAATCCCTACATGTCGTCGCAGTCCGGTGCAGATCGCTCATATCGAGCCATGGGCAAAGGTCCGGGTACACGAGTTCCATAACCTCGTTCCTCTGTGCGGCTACTGCCATGACCTTGAGAAAGCAGGCCAGATCGACAGGAAGTCACTCAGGCAGTACAAGGCGAACCTTGGGCTTTTGAGCTCTCGCTATGGGGATTACGAGCGAAGGGTGCTGACGGTGTTCGGGGTTCAGCAGGGGGATATCGACAGCTTCACTGATGGACCGTACTTCGTCCTGCCCCGAGGTCGTGAGCTGGATCTCTGGTGCCTAATTCACGACCGGATGATTGAGCCGGTGATGAAGCACGGCGATGACTGCGGCAGAGGGATTGTTGCTGGTGACGTGACCTTTCGTTTCACGGCGGATGGCCGCGATCTAGTTCGTCGGCTGCGGGACGCGCACCCGATTGAGTAGGCGGGCTCGTCCTACGCGAGAGCGCCGCGCTGCATGGGGTCGGGTACGGCGGCGCCCGTCTCGGTCAGGATGCGGTCGACCTCGGCCTGCACGTCGGCCGCGTCCCATTCGGGGTGCAGCATCCGCACGCGGGTTTCGGTCGAAACCGTTTGCGCCTGCTGGAGGAGCGTCAAGGTCTGCGCGAGCGAGGATGCGTCCTCGGTGATCGAGTCGCCGAAGGCGACGCGGGGCCGCTCGGGCACGATCCGCGGGGTGAACAGTGCGCTGTCAAGGAGCAGCAGCACGTACAGCATGTCGGCGACAGGTGGCGACCAGTACCTGACCTTCTTTCCCCGGGTGATCAGGCTCTTCCGCTCGCGTGCCTTGATCTCGGTCGCAGTGAGCGCGGCGCCCTGGTCGCCGAGCCCGAACGTCGCCGCGGAGTATCCGGCGCTCATCACGGCTTGCCGGGTGATCGCGGTCGAGGTGCGCTCGTGCTCGTCGACTCGGATCTCGAATTGGTTCAGGGTGATTCCGGCGCCGCCCTGCTCGGTCGGCGGGATGTTGAGAAGGGTCCAGATTTCCCGGTCGTCGTCAAAGCTCGCTCCGCGGCCGGGCCCGTGGTCGCGCAGGTACCCGTCGGGGACGAGCAGCCGTGCGCGGGCGAGCCGCAGGTCGCGAATCCATGACGTCCATGTCGAATCGAGCGCGTCGAACAAGTCATACAGGGGAGCGCTGTAGTCGCTGCGCCCGAATGGCGAGCCGCGGTGCTTGCGGTGGGGGCGGATGTTGGGGCAGTAGGCGGCGGTCAGCAGGTCGATACCGGTCTCGATCGCGTCGCCGTCCGGGCCGAGCGAGTCGGCGAGGGCGGCGACCTCGGGGTGTTCGGTGATCGGCACGCGCACGCCGAGGCTGTCGGCCGACCCCTGATAGAGCCCGTGCTCGATCCGGCCCGGGGAGTGCCGTTCGAGGTGGCGCCACACCGTGACCGAGTCTGCGGCGAGCTCGCGCCAGAAGGTCACGGCGGCGAGGTGCCCCCAGCGCCATTCGGGCACCGCGGCGTCGGGGTGCACGGTCGTGAGCAGCGGCCGGCCGGCGAGCGAGCGATCCCACGTGACGCGCAGGTACACGCCGCCGAGCGCGGCGGCGACCTCGGCCGCTTCAAGCAGGGTGTTCGCGATGCCGTCGGCCGCGGCGAGCTCGTCGAGCCTGTCTTGCGTGGCGGTGTCCTCGACGGTGAACTCGGGCGGCTCGCTGAACAGCAGATCGGCGCTCGCGGTGGCGATGTCGCCGGGCAAGGGGATGTGCAGCCGGTGATCGGGGACCCCGGGCTGCTCGGCCCGGTCGCGTCCCCACAAGCGGCGCCGGCCGTCGCGGCGCCGCGGGGCGTCGCGGTAGACGGTGGCGAGCTTGTCGCGGTCGCCGGAGTACCAAGCATCATCGACCCGCACTTCGGCGTAGTGCCGAGCGAGGGCCGGCGGCGGCCACGGTGCGCCGTTGTCAGGCAGGGGCACAGCTCACCCCCCGACGTCGGTCTCGGGCCCGCCGTGCCGCGCACGGCCGGCAGTGCCGGGTGCCGTTCGGGGCGCGGTAGGTGTTCGCGTGGTTGAACCGGTGCCCGCGGGCGCAGTGCGTCTGACGCGCCCGACGCGCGGCGGGGCTGATCCCTCGCCGGATGTTGGTCCGGGTGGTGACCACTTCGAGGTGATCAGGGTTGACGCAGTGGCGCCGGCGGCACAGGTGGTCGATCACGAGCCCGCGGGGAATCGGCCCCCGTGCGAGCTCATAGGCGACACGGTGCGCGTACTGCGGGCGGCCGGCGACCTTGAACTGCCCGTACCCGTTGGGCTTGACGTGAGCCGTCCAGTCCCAGCACCCGAGCGGGCCGGGGGCGACCTTGTCGAGGAACCGGTCGGTCAGGGAAGGGGGCACGCGATCACCCCCTCGGTGTGCTCGGGCCCGGGGCGCGGCGAGGCGCCCCGGGCGGGGTGATGGGGGAGTGATCAGGCAGCGGTCGTCAGCAGTCCGCGCCACTCGTGCACGGTGCTGTGCACCGCGTAGCGCAGCGCGTCGAGCGAGTGATCGTCCTGCTTGACGGGGCGGTCCTCGCCGCGGGCCGCGGCGGCGTCATCCCATACGTACGTGGGGAACTCGGCGAGCAGTCCCTCGCACGAGCGGTGCACCAGGAGCGCGCCGGCGTCGAGGGCGTTCGCCACGCTGCGGATGCCGTCGAGCACGCTGTTATTGGCACGGGCGACGTTCGGGTACCCGTCGGCCCATAGCTGCGTGGAGTAGCTCGCCGCGCTCGGGTCTATGAACGTCCACTCGGGCCGCACGCCCTGCTCGGCGATCCACTTGCGGACGGCGCGGCTGTACTGCGCGTCGGTCATCTGCCGACGGGTGGCTCGGGCGTCGTGTCGCCACTCGCTCACCGCGTACAGCCGGCCGTCAGTGCCGAGGCCGAGCAGGATCGCCGAGAACGGGTTGCTCGTCCCGTAGTCCACGCCGACCCAATAGCGATGGATCTCGGGCAGTTCATCGACGACGTGCCGCTGCTCGTCGTACATGTCGTAGATCGCGCCCTCGGCGACGACCCACTCGCCGAGGATCATCCGGCGCCGCCACAGTCCGGTGTACTCCGCGGACAGTGCCTTGACGTAGGCCGGTGACAGGGCGGGATTGTCGGCGAGTTTGAAGTGCCAGGAAGCGAGGTCGAGCTCGTGCTGCCGGTCGAGGTACTTCGCTTTGAGCCAGTGCCGAGGGCCGTCGGGGTTGGTGGTGCCGATCAGGATGGCGCGGGCGACGCTCAGTCGGGCGAGTAGCTGAGTGAAGAACGCTTCCGGCAGCAACGTGACCTCGTCGGCGTACGCGACGGATGCGGTCAGCCCTCGCAGCCGGCCCTCGGACCGGGAGTCACTCGCGCCGATCAGGTGGACAACTCGTCCGAGGATCACGGCCGTTGTGGCGCCGCGGGTGTGATGGACCTCGGCCGCGGTGTCCGAGAACAACTCGGGGTCTTGAAGCGGCTCGATCACATTCCGCTCGATCGTGGCGAGCGACCGTCCCACAATCAGGATGAGCCCCGAGGCGGGCGCCCGCCGTACGGCGAGCAGGAAGCGCAACAGACTGGAGATCGTCTTACCGCTGCGCACGCTGCCGTGCCACAAGTTGATACGGGCCGTGGCCTCGCGGATCGAGCGCAGTTGCTTGTCGGAGAGGTGTCCCGCCGCGGGAATCACCCCCCGTCCGGTGCACCGTCCTGCGGGCCGAGCAGGGCGTCGGCGAGGCGGTCGAGCATTCCGCCGGCGCTGCTGGTCTTGGTGTTACGGGCGAGCTCGGCGACCTTGGCGTGCACTTCGGTGAGCGCGCGGGCGGCGGTGGCGTAGTCGCGGGCATCGCGGGCAGAGTCGGCGACGCCGACCCGCTCAACCTGCGCGAGGGCGCCGTCGAGGGCGTCGTCGGCGAGCTGCTCGCGGCGGGCGGCGGCGTCCGCCGTGCGCGCCTCGGTCGCGGCGGCGACCCGCGCCCCGCCAGAGAACGCGAGCCCCTCGGCGGCGGCGATCTTAGAGACCGTGGCGGCGCCGCGGCCGAGCTCGCGGGCGATCTGGTTACGGGACTTGCCCTCGGCGTGCAACCGGCGGACCTGCTTGCGGTCCCAGTCAGTGATCTGTGAGCTCATGTCTCACCTCCGTTACAGATTCACGGTGGATCACGAGAGCTCGGCGCATCGAAGACAGCATGGATGGGTGGAGATAGCGGAACTCGTTCTGAAGTACGTAGAAGCACTGGTTTGGCCCCTGGTGACGATCGGCCTGATTTGGGGCCTGCGCCGCCACATTGGCGGGGCTATTGGGCGGATGACCCGTCTTGAGACCCCGGCGGGGTCCATCGAGTTCGCGATGGGTGCACGGGAAGTTCGGGACGAGGCGGAGGAACTAGCTGCTGCTACTGCGGAGCGTCGAGAGTCAGGGGCGGAGCCCGGGCCCGAGGCGACGGCTCCTGAGCCCGAAGAAGCGAGCCGTATCTCGTACGGACCATCAGGTTTCGAAGAGTTTCGGGAGGCGCGGCACATGGTCGAGGCGTCGCCAGTAGGCGCCGTCATCGGTGCCTGGAACACACTGCAACGCTTGTCCATGGATGTGCTGCAACGGCACCCCGATGCCATGCCGGCGTTCTTCCGTCCGGGTATGCCCGCACCTGGACACGAAGTAGGTCGGGCGCTGGCCAAGGTAGGGATGTCCGAACGTGCCGTGGACGTTTTTGATCGCTTGCGCAAGCTGCGCAATACGGCGGTTCACGGGATGGAGGCGGTTACGCCTACCGCCGCGCTCGACTTCGTCGATAGCTGTTTGGTCCTCGCTCGGGAACTCGACGAACTGCCTTAGACAGTTCGTGTGACATGCGCTCGCCCCGTCCTCAGGAGGGGCGGGGCGGACACGATTGAGGGGCAAGGTTTCCGGGCACGCCGAAGGCGCCACCAACATTAGGTCACGGAACGGTAACGGCGCAAGGGTGTTCTCGGGTTCGCCAGCTTCACGCCGAGCGGCCGGTGCGGTTCAGCCACTCCTTGTAGCGCCAAGCAAGTGCGTCCCGGTGCGGCGCACGGGGGAGGTCAAGCCGTGGGTGAATGATGCCGAGCTCATCGAGGCTCGGTCCCTCTGCGCGGACTTCTACGGTGAGCGTGTCGGGGTGAATCGCGAAGAGATGAGCATCGAAGGCTCGGTGAAGGGCGGCGTTCATCGGTAGACCGTTGCGGGCATCGGAGCTACCACCGTCCGCGTCGCCGCGCAGATGGGCAGCTTCTATCATCTGCGGAACCGCGATGCCGGAGAGGGGGCAGCGAGGCCCATAGCGGCGGAACACTTCAAGCTTGAACCGAGCCTGATCGGGGCGGACGGTCACGGAGGAAGTGCGCTTGCGGCTGCGGTTGCCCTCCAGCGAGAACGGTTCTTCGTCTGAGCGGTCCCTGTCGATGATGCGCTCGGGGGCCTTGTCGCCAAACTCGACGAGGAACAGGCTGCTCTCGTCCTCCCAACCTTCAACCCAGGCAAGTTGAACGGTGCGATGCTCGCCCACTTCGGCGATCACGAACACAGGAAGCTTGAGTTCGGCCGCGGCCTTTGTGGCGTTGACCTCGGCGAGGTCACGCCCTCGGGCCTTTGTTACCGGGTAGTGGTAGAGCACTCCGGTCTCGCTGAGGTCATCGGGATAGTGCTGGCCCGTGTGCTTGAGCCCCATGGTCACGCCGTCGGGATGCACCTTCTTCGTGCGCGACAGGTCCGCCCAGATGCCTCGGAAGTTGCCGTATGCGCCGACATCCCGAACGGCATCGGCAGTAAGCAGTCCGGTCTCGTCTCGTCGGTCCATGAGGTTCGCCCACACGGCGAGTCGCCAAGCACGTTCCTGCTCCACGGTCTGAGAGTGGCTATCCAGCACCGTGAACCCCAGGCTGCGCAGTACCTTGTTGGTCGCTGCCTCTCCGCCGTCAAACTGATCGTTTGCGAGTGCGCCGGCGTCTGGGTGTTGATGCCCGTGGGCCACACCTGCGATGGCTTTTGCGTCGTAGAGCCGACCGGCGTGGCTGACGTAATAGCGGGTCGAGGCGCCGAAGTTGTACCGCTTCCGGAACGCGATCCCGCCGAGGTCGTCAAACTCGGCAAGGGCCGCCTTCACGGCCTCGGCATCCGTCAAGTCTTGGATCTTCACTGGCACCCCTCAGTCGTCCGTGTCGAGTTGAGCGTAGACAACAGGACTGACAGGGCATGGCGACGGGCGTAAACAGGCGGCGCGGTCACCGACGCGACCGTACCGTTTCCGCATGACGTTCCCTCCGCAGCCCCCGCTGCCCAAGGCATCGGATGTGCAGCTCACCCCCCGACTCCTCGAACGTGCGGCGCACTCGATCGGCCTCGCTTTGGACCACGCCGACAAGCTGCTCGGTCGCGGCCTCGACGGTCGCGGCAAGGAGCAGGACATAGCCGCGATCAAGGACGGCGCGAGCGGGCCGACACGAGACGCGCGGCTGCGCCTGTACGAGCTGCTGCACGAGACCGCCGAGCTCGCACAGAGCAGCGCCCTCGATCACCTCCGGGCACTGCCTGCCGACCTCACACGCGACCCGCGGCCGACGTTCTCGCACCTGACCCTCGCCCGGGTGGCCATGGAGGCCGGCGGGATGTTCGCCTACCTCACCGATCGCGACGTCGACGTGCGGGAGCTCATCGCCCGGGTCGCGGGTATCCAGATGGCGGACGTCGATACGGCCCTGCGGTTCGCCGAATCTCACACCGAGCGCCCCGATCTCGTAGCCGCCATGCAGGAGACCGAGCAGGAACTGCTCGCCCTGTTTCAGGCGGCCGGGGTCACACACCGGAGGAACAAACGAGGGCAGCTCAGCGAGACCGAGCTCGACGGCCACAAGACGAGCGGCGACATGGCGATCGGCAAGGCGGCCCGCGCGTTCCTCGGCCACGACGCGCACGATCCCTACAACCTGTTGTCGGGCGGCGCGCACAGCCGACCGTGGCTACTCCGGACCGGCAGGGAGACCCCGCCGGACGGCGGGTCTGTGCTGTACCTGCTGTGGTTCACGAAAGCCCTACTGACGGCATGGCTAGAGCGGTGGGCGGCATACACAGGTGCCGAGCTCGACCCGCCGATTGCGAAGGTTGTGCAGGGCATCACCATCACGATTCAGCGCGCCGCTGAAGGGGACTTCAACACGGCGTGACCCGGTGGCACCGACGACCGGCGTTGGCCCGATTTGGCTCGGGCCCGACGCCGGTCGCTGCTCATGCTGTAACGATGCTGATGTCCACGCCGAGCGCGGCGATCAGCTCGGGGAGGTCGTCCCACTCCCACACCCGCGCGCGCTCCCAGCCATCGAGAGGGACGGGCGCCGAGCAGCCTCGCCCGCCCGAGCAGGTGACGCTCGGCGGCCCGTCGGGGGCACTGTGCAGGGTGAGCTCGCCGGCGCACCACGGGCACGGCTCGGGCAGGGGTGTCTCGCGCCGGTCGAGGTCGAGGGCGCGCAGCACCCGGGCCTCGGCGATCCGTGCCGTGCGCCGCGCTTCGTGCAGCAGATACAGCGGCAGCACCTCGAACGGCGGGGCAGCGAGGGCGCCGTCGAGCTCGTGCTCGGGGGCGGTGTCCTCATCCTGCACGCGCCCCTCGATCCACACGCACGCCCAGTGCAGCCCGTGCGCCCGCGATCCGGCCGCGCGCCTACTGTCCGGCGCGCTCGGGTTGGCGCTCTCCCATGCCCGGGGGTCGCCCTGCTCGGTCCGCTGCACGGCGGCGGCGAGGGTGTCGGCGAGACCGAAGATCAGCCGCTCGACCGCGCGCCCGGTGTCGAGGGCGCCGAGGTTGAGCGGGGCGGGGTGCTCGCGCAGCACGAGCGGCGCCCGGTCCTCGACGAGCAGCTCGTCGTCGCCCTCGCGCATGGTGTGCGCGAGTTGCCTCGGTGGCCAGTGATCCGCCGGCGGCGTCTCGATCGCGAGCAGCAGCGCCGCCCACTGCCCCCGGATCGTGCGCAGGGCGCGCACGGTCTCGCGCACAGCCTGTGTGTAACTCACTGTTCCCCCTTGCCTGCTGCCGCGCGCAGGGCCTCGGCCTCGGCGGCGTACTCGTCGCGCTCGACCTCGATCTCGCGCATGGCCTGCTCGGCGGCGTCGATACGGCGGTTCAGTCGGAGCGCGGCCGACTGCTGTCCGCCGGCGGACCGGCGGAAGGTGTCGCACTCGGCGATCTCGGCCTCGGCCAGAGTCCGCAGGTGCGCGGCGTCCTCGCGGGTGAGTGCGCCTCGGTCGGCGCGGGCGAGCAGCAGCCGCAGGGCCGTGCGTCGGTCCTCGCGCGCTGCCTCGCGGGCGAGGGTCCGGCCGCGCCGCGATCGTGTCCGGGCGTGGGTGTTCATCGGTTCGTCTCTCCGTTCTCGGCCCGGCGCGTCGTCGAGCAGGCGGTGCAAGTGGTTGAGCGGGTGTGGCGGCCGAGGCGACGCAACTCGCGGTCGAGGCGGTCGTCGATCCGGACCGAGTAGGCCAGGGCCGCGCCGAGGGCGGGGGCGAGCACGACGGCGAGGGCGAGCAGAGCAGGGCTCACGGGGCGGTCTCTCCGTTCGTTCGGGCACGGCGCAGCAGCCGGGCGAGGGAGCGCCGAGCGCGCGGGGCCTCCCGCGCGCGAGGCGCGACCGGTCGCGCGGGGTAGTTCGTCGTCATGTGCCATCCCTCGATGGCGAGGCGGTCGGCGAGCGAGGCGACGACGACGGTCGCGAGGTGCGGGTGCACGTCGAGCTCGTCGGTCAGGTGGGCAGCGATCACGGCGCGAGCAGCGGGCGGGATCATCGGGCCTCGCCCCCGCCGGTGGTGTGCCGGGCTCGGGCGTCTCGCCGCGGTGCGGGCGGTTGGCACATGATCCGGGCGAGCCTGATCTGCTCGGCCTCGGCCTGGCCGTTGTCGCCGGCCTCGGCGAGCAGGGCCTCGACGCGCGACGGGTGGACGCCCGAGAGCGGTCGGCGCCCCTTGCCCCGGTTGCGGAAACTCGACCGGCACCGCTCGTCGACCTCGGCGAGGCAGTACGGGCAGCGCACCGACAACGGGTCGGGGATGCCCTCGGCGACGAGCTGCTCGCGGTGCGCACGAGCCGGGCGGAAGCGCGCGAGCTCGGCCGCGACGTGCGCGGGCATGTACCGGCGCGGGCCGGTGCCGACACCGGACATGAGCGCGGCGAGACGTTTCTGCCCGCCGTGGTCGATCTCCGCGCGGTACTGCGCCGGCGCGGCGTGCCCGGTCGCGACTGCCGCCCGGGTGCCGAGCAGTTCAGCCCGCCATGCGGCGACGTTGTCGGGGTCGACGTTGGGCACCGGGTCGGTGTGACGGTTCATGAGCTCGGTCCGGTACGGGCCCCATGCGGCGAGCAGGTCGTGCGGCTCGATCGGCCGGAACTGCGCCGAGCGGTCGCCGGCGCGCTGTTCGTAGTAGCGGCGGGTCGCGCGGGCGGCGTCCCATCCGACATCGGGCATGGTGGCCGGCACGTCGGCGACGGCGGCCGTCCACTCCGAGATGGTGCGGGCGGACTGCTGGGGGTCGGCGAGCGCGCGGCGCACCCGCGAGTCGAGCGTTCCGGCGAACGCCAACAGGGCGGCGATCTGCTGCTCGTTCATGGGGTGCTCTCCTTCTGTGCGTTGAGCAGGGCGAGGCCGGCGGCCAAGTTGTCGGCGTAGGCGGCGGTCGATGGCCTCGGTCGCGGCGACGCGCTCGACGGGCGGTCGAGGTCGGACCAGACCTTGAGCCAGTAGCGGGCCGCTTTCGGGGCCTCACCCGGTGTGGTGCGACGGGCGGCGAGGTCGACGAGCGTCTCGACGCCGTGCCGCTGCGTCAGCCGGTAGACGTCGCGCTGCTCTCCGAGGCCGAGCGACCACCGGACGGTGATCGAGGCCGCGGCGAGGGCGTCGTCGAGCGGGCGCAGTTCGGGAATCAGCGCGGCCGAGCTCGCGCGCGGCTGCTGCTGTTGTGGTGGTGAGTAGGTAGGTACGTTCTGGGGGCCGTTCACCGGCCCCCCGGGGGCCGATCCTCGGCCCTCCCCAGGGCCGGTGTCCGCTCCCCCCGGGGCCGACGTCCGGCCCTCCCCGGGGCCGCTCACCGGTCCCCCGGGGGCCACTGTCCGGCCCGGGTCGATGTCCGGCCCGGGGCGATCCTCGGCCCCCTCGTGGTCGAGGAGCGGCAGACGATAGACGGTCTCGCCACCGGGCCCGGTACGACCCTCGACGATGTCGAGCTCGCCCGAGGCGAGCAGGGCGTCGACGGCGGTACGGACAGTGGAACGCGCGGCGCGGGTGCGCCGGATGAGCGAGGCGGTACCGGCGTAGGCGACGCCGTCGACGCCGGCCCGATCAGCGATAGCGAGCAGAACCAGACGAGCGGCGCCTCGGCTTTCGGACCGGGCCCATACCCAATCCGTCGCGGCGAGGCTCAACGGTGCGTCTCCTTACGGGAGTCGGGTCGCCAGGCGGTTCGGGACATCCGGCGAGGGCGGCGGGTGTGTGCTTGGGGCAGCGATGCCCGACGATGTAGCGACGGGTGCCGATCGCGCGGCAGTAGGCGCCGGCCGCGCCGTCCCAGAAATCGCAGATCATGCAGTGCTCGCGGTGGCGGTGCGGCGCCCGGTCACTGACCGGCGCCGACGTACCGCGCGTAGACCACGTGCCGAGCGACGTCGTTCTCGACGACGGTCCGCGCGATGGCTTGGAAGGCGCCGGCCGGCGCGTACGACGTGAGCTGTCCCGACCGGATGGCTTGAGCCGCAGCAGCCGCTCGGGCGCCCGTCGCCTTTTCCTGGATCTCGGCCCACTGGTTCGGGTGCGCCTTGAGCTGCGCGACGAGCAGCGCGTGCCGGGTGTTCTTCTGCCGTGCGGGCGGCGGCCCCGCGATGAACTTGACGGTCACTAGATCCCCCATCTGACCTTTGTTGACGAACTCGAACAGACGGCATGGAAGAGACCCCCAGAGGGGTCGAATATCTGTTCGTGTTCACGAACAAGAACAACGTACGCATGGCAGAAACCCAACGTCAACGCAGTTCCGAGGTGTGCAACCGCCCTAGATCGCTGGTTAG